GGTCGCTTGGCCATCAGTCCCTCTTGAAGCTGGCGTAGTGCCGGCGGCGGCCAGCGCCGGCGATGCCAAGATCCTCCTCCATGGTGGCCTTGAGTTTCATCATGTCGGTGAGATTCCGGTACGAAACCTGCCGGCCGTTGCTGCTGACGGTGGTAACGCCCTCGGCAATCGCAGCCACCAGGTCGTCGTACTGCTGCTGCGTGAATGCCATTGGCGACACCTCCTAGGTCAGGCTACGGATCAGCGGCTGAGCCAGCTGCCTTTGCGGCGCTCGACTTGGGTGGGGGTGATGTGGCCGGCTAATTGCGCCGCCAGCTGGTCCCACATCGTGGCGCGGTTGTACCTCCGGCTCACCAGCTGCATCGCTGCATAGGCGTACCGGGTGCAGTCGCCCGCCTCATCCCGCATTCCGGTCGGGCAGTCCCAGTGGTACTCCCGGCCGCGGCTGCCTTTCTTCGGCATGCGCTTCCACGGGAACAGCTCCGCTAGGAACTGATCGGTCGAGGCCTCGCCCAGGTGCAGATACCCAGGCCCAGGGGTCTCGTTCCGCAGCCGGCCCTGTAGGTGCGAGACGCTCGTTTCGTACCCAACCCGATACAGCAGCAGGCCCTTCTTTTGCACCGGTTGATTCTTCCGGTTGATGTCAACCGGCGTGCCGCGGCCCACCAGCGGTTTGCCTTTGGCGCCATCACCACGCACCGGCACCCACAGGCCGCCCTGCTTTCGGCACCAGTCCCTGATCTCCTGTGTCGAGTGGCCGCCTTCGTCGATGGCACCCATCGCCAGGGGCACCTCAGCGCCATCCTCTCTGCGCCACTTTGTTGCCGCGATCCGCTCCAGCTGCTCCAGCGTTTCCTTCTGCTGCGGGTCGCCGTCGATCTCCCAGTGGCCCAGGTGCCAGCCTTCCTCGCCGCGGCCCCAGCCCCACACCGTCACCACCACCCGCTCACCCACTGAGCCGCCACCGCCCTGCACGTCCACCCCGGCGGTGATCAGCAGCACGCCATTGGGCACGGTCCCGGCAGGGTAGCCGTTGCCGCCCTCGATGTTCTTGCGCCGCTCCGCCAGTCCGTCGCAGGTGAGCTTGCCGGCGATGCTGTCTTCCCACGGGATCCCTAGCACGGTGTTGTGGTAGGTCTGCATCGGGTCGGTGTCGCCCCGGCGCATTGCCTCCAGTGCTTCCTGGTACTCACTGATCAGTTTCGACCACACCGCGCCGGCGTGGTAGCTGTACGCCGCCCAGATGTACTGGCTCTCAACCGCCGGCTCACCCTCAGCTGTCAGCGCTTGCTGGGAGCGGTCCAGCCCCAGCGGGCAGGCCCAGCCGCCGTGGGCGTCCATCTCACGCAGGGAGGTGTAGCGGATCGGCTCCTTGCAGTTCTCGCACTCGAAGGTGCCGGCGTCGGGGCCCTCCTTTGCCATCGCCTCCCACCGCAGCGGCTGGTAGTGGTTGCAGTGCGGACACGGCAGATGGTGGTACTGCTGATCACCGCGCAGGAACCACTGATGGGTCTTGTCGTTCGGGAAGATCGGCGTGCCGCCGATGATGACTTTCGGATTCCAGGAGGTCTCTGTGCGGCGGATGCCCAGCTTGATCTGGCAGCCTTCGTTGATCCGGTCGTAGGCGGACGGTTCCTCGAAGATCACCACCGGCCGTTCCTTGCGCCGGAACGACTTGCCGCTCTTGGCGTTCACGATGTCGATCAGCGCGCCATTCGTGAGCTTCTTCAGCAGGATGGTGTTGGTCGCTGTGCCGCGGGACTTCGACTCCGATAGCAGGCCATCAAGGCAAGGCGTATCGGCGAACAGGTCGCTGATGTCTTCCTTGCTGTATTCCTCCGCGTCCTTTTCGATCGGCTGCACCACCATCACCTTCGATGGTTTCCAGTGGGCGTAGTACTGCACCGCGCCGATCTTCACCGACTCGGACCAGCCGACACGGGCGGACTTCATGCACACGAAGATCGGCACCCGCCGCGAGGCGAAGGCGTAGAACCAGTAGGCCTGATAGGGCCGGGTGATCCATGGGCCCTTGCTGGCCGCGTTGCCCGTCACGTGGCCGTAGGTGTCGGCGTACTCCACGCCGCTGAGCACCGGCCTGGGGCGGAAACACTCGGCGATCCCTGCCGCCAGGGCTGGTACGTCTCGGGTGATCATTCCTCTTCCTCCTGATCCATGCGCCAGTCCGCCACGGCGGTGAGCACCTTGGCCACCAGCCGCTCGATCATTTCCTCGTCGCCGATCGACAGGTGCGGCAGCTGCTGCTTGATCTGCTTGGGCAGCGCCTCCAGCTGGTTTTTCAGGGTCAGGGCGATGGCCATCTGCGCCTGTTCCACGTCGGCCTTGTAGACCAGCTCGCCGGCTTTCTGGCGGCGGTCGAGCTCCGCGATTAACCGACGCTCCCGTTCGTGCCAGGCGCGCTCTTCGTTGTAGTCCGGGGTCTCGGTGGGGTCGGGGGGTGGGGTGGCTGGTGGGTCGGTTGGCGACTGGTCTGCGGCTGGAATTGCCGGCGATTGTCCCCAGCTCAGCAGTCCCAGTCCTGTTGGCTCAGGACTTTGCAGCGGTTTTGATTTTTGCGAGGCTTTTTGCCGTCTGCTGTTTTTTGCGTATTGCTGCAGTCCTTCCGTTTTTTCTATGAATGTTTTTCCATTCTGCACGGATAAAGCCGTGATTAGCTTGTTATCAATGGCTTGTTTAATAGCGCTGCGACTAACGCCAGCGAGCCTTGCAAACTCGGCCTGAGTGACTAGCACGTTACACAGCCAACAGCGTTATTTCTTTGATCACTTTGCGGCATCCGTCGTAATCACCAGTTGCAAGCATCTTCTGGTAAAGACTGCGATAAGCCATGATTGCCCACCCTTTGACAGCGCTTGCATCTGGGTTTCCTGCTGCTGCTAGGTGTGTTTTGACCGATGCCATGATTTTATTGGCATCTGCATCTGGATAGTTCTGCTCAAGCGCTTCACGCACTTGGTGTTCTGATGCGCCAGTCAGCAGCCAATCAACAACGGCCAGTGCTGGCGGCGGTTTTTGTTGGAGCGCGGTGGATTCAGCCTTGGTCATTCCACCAGCCTGCAATTTCTTTGCTGGTCAGATCAGCGACCTTTTTGTCTTGCCGGGCCCAGATTTCGTCCATGACGCCGGACAGGAAATTACAGAGCTCGGGATCGTGGCCAACTTGGAAGCTCTCCAGTCGCGGGTTTTGGTTGAGGTTCATTGAGGACCGCAGCGCCACTTGCCAGCCATCGTTTGTGATCGTGCAGAACTTGGCGTGCGTGCGGGTAACTCGGATGGCGTCGGCGCCGAACTTTGCTCTGATCTCTGCCGCCAGGCTGGGGCATCGCCGCATGAAAGTCATGTCCACCAGCCATCGGCACGAGCGGATGGCGCCGCTGCGCAGCAGCTCCAGCATCCGCGACACGTCGCTGTTTGCTGCCGTCCAGGTACTGATCGACAGATCGGCTGGCCCTGTTTTTTCCAGGATCGCTTCGATCATGTCCGTCAGGCTGAACTGGCCTTTGGTCAGGCCGAACAGCTCGCACCCGTCGCGCTCCAAGGTTGCGACCGCCGCCGCGGCGCATTCAATCCTGCGGAGGTCCATAATCTCGCGCTTGGGGATTGGCCGCTTTACGACCGCCTGGCTGATAATCGAGGGGTTGACAACCGGTTCTGACTTGGCCGCAAGTAAAGGGTTGGGCCCGGCGCCCAGATCCAGGGGGGGGATGGCGCTCAGAATGTCGAGCTGCATGGCCGTTTAGTTAACAACCGCATCTTAACAGCTTAACGACCCAGGCGGGGACTGGGGTTTGGGGGATCTGGCCTGTTTTTAATGCTCGCAAAAGAGTAAAGAAACTTTTGGACCTATTCTCAACAAAAAGATCGAGGTGCGAACTCAACCTCAAAATAGGCACTGGTGGAGGACCCGCCGCCCTGCCTATTGATTCTCAACAGGCCAGCGCAGTTGAGAACCGATCGCGCCCGGCCCTGCCCCCGTCACCGCCTGCGGTTTGCTTCGCGGATGAATCCGTCTCGCCAAGCGGTGGGGAAGACGCGTCGATACTCACGCATCGCAACAGATTGGATTGGGAAACGTCGTTCGTAGTTCGGCGCATCGTTGACGATGCTCATCGCAGGCACAAAGCCACGGCGATAGCCAACGGTCTGCGGTCTGCCGCGCTTGCCTGAGCCTTTGCCGGTGCCACCCTTCGGCCCCTTGCCCGCACGTTCCGCGATCATCAGCGGGCGTGAGCCGAGCTGCCAACGGCTGATGCCTGAGTCATCCCCGCGGGCCACGAAATAGTCGAGGCTGGCCCTGGCCCTGCCCGACCTCCCGCGACTCCCAGCCCCCTGCGGGGCATTCCCAATCCCGCTTGGCAGTGCACGAACCCGGGACAGGATCTGCTGGTACTTGCCACCCGAGACATTCCCCTGGGCATTCAGCGCGCCCCATCTGGAGCGGGGCACCACGAAATCCCCCCTGCCGATCTGCCCGGACTGCCTGAGGCGCACCTCGAAACTCTTGGGCCTGCGATCTCCACCGCCAGCGTTCACGCCCATGTAGCGGCCAGCAGGCACGCCGCCAGCCTTTCGGGTGAGGGCTGTGTCGTTCCACTCACCGCCGCCGTACTGAAAGCCAGCCATGGCCCGCAGCTGATCAGGCTTGGCAAAGGAAACAATGAGGCCCTTCCTGGTCCAGGCTGTGGCGCCGCCCTTCACCATCGGCAGGATCTCGCGCCTGATGGCATCACGGGACGCCTTGGCAGCGGTTGTCATGGCCCGAGCGGTGATCCACTCGAACTGGCCCATCATGCGGCTGAGGCTCACCTGGAGCTGATTCAGCTCCGACGTGTCGATGGTGAGGTCTATGCCGGCCATACCCCCAGTCTGAAACCCCCCTATCGAGATTCCAGGAGTTCCTCCAGCTCCATCCGCTTCAAGTCCAGGTCGCTGGGCAGGTCCCACGATGCGTAGGTCTCGCCATCGGCGCTGGTGACCGTCAGCTCGCCCACCGTCTCCCAGGTCGAGACCCAGTTAAGGATCAGCTCCTGCCACCACCGCAGCCAGGGCAGCTCGTGGCTGGTGAACCAGAACGAATCAGCGGCGCGTTTCACCGGGGCAGGGCAACTCCCTCAGTCTGCGGTGCCCATGAAAAACCCCACCGGCCAGGGCGGGGTTGAGACCACTCGGACGCCACGTCCAAGGGCAGGGTAGGGAGCTGTTCTGCGTTGCCCTACCTGCCCTACCTCGCTGCCCTACCTCAGGGCCAGGTAGGGCAGCCGAGATCAAAGGCCAGGACTGCGGTTTGAGCCCATTGCCCTACCTACCCTACCTATTTCCAAGGAATAGAAGAAAAGGGGTAGAGGGAGGGTAGGGGGGCAGCTGCGGGTAGTTTCAGAAATAGGTAGGGCAGTAGGGCAGGTAGGGCAGACACAAAAAAACGCCAGTGCTGGACTGGCGTTTGAGCTGCCCTACCTCAATTCAGCAGGTAGGGCAGATGTGGAGCAGGGTCAGTCGGCCTTTGACCACCTCCACTGGCGCTGGTTGCCGACCATCACCCGATCACGGCGATAGCCAAGCCCTCGGAGGATGTCCGCCACGGCCATCTGATCGGCCCTGGTCTGGCGCTCAGTGGGCTTGGCGATGGCCTGCGACAAGATGCGTTCAGTGGTGATGGCCTCGCCCATGACGAGCTTGGCCAGCCATTCCTGCACCGCGGGCAGCCATGGCGATTCGATCTGATACGCCTCGTTCTCCCGGCTCACGATCGTGGCCAGCTCCGGCGGCAGGTAGTTCACCTCGCCGGCCCGGTAGGCGTGCACCGCTGCAGACCAGATCGCGTCCCGCTCAGCCATCAGGGTGGGCGTGTCGATCGGGTCGGTCTCGGTGCGGGTGGTCGGGATGACCCAGAAGCGGCGGTTGCCTGTGTCATCCACCAGAAAGCCGGTCGATCGGTTCGTAGAGCCGACGATGATTCCGCGCCTGGGGAATGACTCGGTGGCCTTGCCGTAGGGGACGCGGAACAGGTCCGTCGCCTGGCTCAGGAACGCCTTGACCTGGCCGGCATGCTTGCGGCCCATGATGTGGTCCAGCTCAGCCCACTCCATGACCCAGGAGCGGTGCAGCACCATGAGGTCGTCTTTGGAGCTGATGTCGCCGAGCGCATCGGAGAAGAACGGGCCGCCCAGTGCGGACCAGAAGGATGATTTCCGCGCCCCCTGCTCACCCATCAGCACGCAGGCGGTGTCGTGCTTGCAGCCGGGCTCAAGCGCCCTGCGCACCGCGCCGATGAGGGTGCAGCGGATCATGTGGTCGTAGATGGTGGGCCCTGCGCCGAAGCTGCCGTCTTCAGGGCGGAGGTAGGCGGTGGCCAGGTTGTCGATGATCGCCGGAGCGACCGTGGCCGCCACGTGCTCCAGATAGAGCGCCACCGGGTCGTAGGGGTGCTCATGCGCCACCTGCACCAGACAGTCCACGGCGAGTTCCTTCGAGACCTTGAAGCCCTGCTCGGCGAGGGAGAGATAGAACCGCTCGGAGCCTTGGAGCACCGCGCCGTCCATCTCGATCTGCTGGCTGAACCGATTGAACCGGATCCGGTCTTCACCGGCCTGGGTCCGCAGCAGGGCCAGGAGTTCGCCTGCTTCGAGCTTGGTGGGCTTGTCGAGGATCGGCGCGGGCTTGCGTTCCCGGGCGGGCGCCGAGGTTGCCGCGGCCGGGGGATCGGTGAGGATGCGCCGCTGGGTGCGGGTGTGGAACCTCAGGCGTGATTCGAGCTTGTCGAGAGGGGTGCCTGGGTGCGGGCTGTGCGCGGCCGCGCCATCGAAGCGCTTGCGGGCCTTGCGTGCGTCGAAGTCTCTGGCCTTGGCCTGAGCGGCTGACATGTGCTGCTCAAAGGCCGCGGCCGCGGTGATGTCTGGGCGATGGCCCTGGGCAATGATCCATTCCTCAGTGCCCTGCAGGTCAAGAGCCAGCTTGAGCTGATCGTCATTCCACTGGCCGGGGGTGCCGCCGGTTTCGATCAGTGCCCGGCTGTCCCGTGTGATGAACTCAAGCAGCGGCAGGGTGGCCGGCAGCGGCGCGGCAGCGGTGAGCAGCGGGGTAGGGGTGGGCTCAGGGTCGGTCAGCAGCAGTTCAATGAGGGCCTCGGGCGCCTCAGCGATGCCGACCTGCGCCGGTGAGCGGCCCTTGATCCAGCGGTAGTGCCCTGTGATGGGGTGCGCGCCGATCACCACGGACTGGTGCCGGTTCCAGCGAAGGTCGAGGTTCTCGGCCTTGCCGTCGGCATCCACATGGCCTGTGTCAAACACCCGGCGATTGCGGAGGCTGGGCCAGTACCGCTCAGGGATGGTGAACAGCGCCTGAAGCCGTCCATCGCGGCCTGAGGTGCACAGCGCCGTTTCAGGCAGGGTGCGCGGCGGGATGCCCAGCTCGGTGAGTTTCTCGGCGGCGCTGATGCCGTCCTGATCCAGGAACAGCAGCCCGCCCGACACTGGGCCAGCGATCACGCCGATGGCCTTGGCGCGACCGGCTGTGATCTCGGCCGCGGCCTGTTCCTTGGTCAGCGGGTTGGCCTGCCAGTGAGGCTGGTACGGGCGTTTATTCCCGTCCACGGCAACGAGGCCCCAGGAGTCAGGGAGCTCCTGGAGCTGATCTAGGAGCGTGGGCATGAGGTCAGCCGGCGCGGCGAGCCTTGGATGGGGCCTTGCTCTGCGCCAGGCGGCCCATGTCGCGGAGGATCAGCTGCCTGAGGTACGCGACTCTCGTGCAGCCCAAGTAATCGGCCTCACGGTCGAGGTGATCCACCTGCTCGGTGGGCAGCTCAACGGTGATGCACTTGCGACCGGGGGGCGTGGGCCAGGCGGGCATGGAGTCGGTTGTGGGTTCTCCCACTCTAGGGGGTGCGGATGCGGAACCTAAGGGGTATGCTGTGCAAGCCACCACCCCCACGCCCCACTCCCTGACGATGCCGACCACTGCCCGGGCCAGGCGGTGGGTGCCTTGCGGAGTAGAAGCCGCCGGGCTTGGCCTCTGGTCTGTACGGGTCCCATCGAGGACTGCCGCTGGTTCCAGCTCTCCACAGCTCCTGTGGGCGGCAGCAAGTGGGGTGGGTGGTGGCAACCATTCACGTTCGTTTACGCCATGGGAAAAGCCAGCCGAAGAAAGCGCCAAGCCGCCGGCGACTTGATAAAGGTGCGCCGTTCAGATTTGACAGGCAAATGGGCAGTTGACCTTGATCTTCCCGGCCAATCACACCGGCTTGATGTATTTGTGTTGCGCGAGGACGCAGAGGCAGACGCAAAGATCGCCAGAGATGTATTCGGCCCTTTCAGCCCAAAGGAATTGCTTTGCAACGACAAGTACAGAGAGGTCTTTTTGCAATATGCAAATCGCGCCATGGCTGAAGGGCCGGAGTCTGATGACGAAATTATTTCTAGGATGCAGACAATGGAAGACGGGACTTTGTTGATTGATTTTCGTCGCCAATCTCTTGACCAGGAAAACGCGAGGCTGAGGGAGTTTGGATTGCTATCTGACCGCATTTGGAATCGCGGTCGCAAGGCATGAAACCCACCCTCCGCCCCTACCAACTCCAAGCCGTCGCCGAGATCCGCCAGGCGTACCAGCAAAGGCACCGCTCGGTGCTGTTCGTGCTGCCCACTGGCGGGGGCAAGACCGTGCTGTTCAGCCACATCACCCGCGAGACCGCCGCCCGCGGTAACCAGGTGTGCATCCTGGTCCACCGCGCCGAGCTGCTCCGCCAGGCCAGCGCCAGCCTGGAGGCCCTCGACGTGTCGCATGGGTTGATCGCTGCCAACCGGAGCATGGACCTATCCCGCCCGGTGCAGGTCGCCAGCGTGCAGACCCTGGCGAGGCGGCTGCGCCACATCCCGCCAGATTTCTTCGACCTGCTGGTGATCGATGAGGCCCACCACAGCAACGCCGGCACCTGGGCGAAGGTGCTCAACCACTGCACCAAGGCCAGGGTGCTGGGGGTGACCGCCACGCCGATCCGTTGTGATGGCCGCGGCCTGGGCGAGTGGTACTCAGCGATGGTGATGGGCCCCACCCCCGCCGAACTCACCGAGGCCGGTTTCCTGGCCCCGGCTCGCGTGCTGGCCCCGCCGATCGGATTCGACACCACGGGGCTGCGCCGGCGGATGGGTGACTTCGACATGAACCAGGCGGCCACCAGCCTGCAGGCCGGCCAGGCGATGGGCGACTGTCTGTCGCACTACCGGCGGTATCTGGACGGGCAGACGGCGATCGCGTTCTGCTGCAGCGTCGCGCACGCCGAAGCGGTGGCCGACCTGTTCCAGCGCAACGGCGTGGCCGCGGCATCAATCGACGGCCGAATGGGCCCGGCGAACCGGGAGTATCTCCTTGCAGAGCTAGGCGCCGGCCGGCTGAAGGTGCTCACCAGCTGCGCGCTGATCGGCGAAGGTGTGGACGTGCCCAGCGTGGCGGGTTGCATCCTGCTGAGGCCTACACAGTCCGTCTCGCTGCACCTGCAGATGATCGGCCGTTGCCTGAGGCCCCAGCCGGGGAAGCAGGCGGTGATCCTCGACCACGTGGGCAACGTGGTGAGGCTGGGCCACCACCTTGAAGAGCGGGAGTGGACGCTGGAGGGCACACCTAAGAAGGACCGGGAGAAAGCCCCCTCCGTGAAGGTCTGCCCGGCATGTTTCGCCGCCATGCCCAGCGCCCGCCAGACCTGCCCCGACTGCGGCCACCAGTTCACCCCTGAGCGGCGGGAGTTGGAGCACGTGGACGGTGAGCTTGTGGAAGTGCAGCGGCGGGAAGCGAAACGTGAGCAGGGCCAGGCTCAGACCGTCGAAGACCTGATCGCCATCGGCAAGCGCCGGGGCATGAAAAACCCCCGCGGCTGGGCCAGGCACGTGATCGCCGCCCGCCAGGCGAAGGGGCAGTGGAGGAAGGTGGCGTGACGCCCCCACGCTGGACCCGCCCCGAGTCGGAGTTCCTCGAATCCCTGGCCGAGTCGTTCCCCGTCCGCGAGATCGCCAACCGCTACCGGCGCAAGGCTGGGCAGATGAAATGGCCGGAGCGCTCAGCGAATGCCATCCACCTGAAGCTCGTTCGCATGGGCCACCACACCAGAGT